GATGAAGTAGATGTACATCACAATACACTCAGATCTACGGTTTCTCATGTTGCAGATGGTGGAGTAACAACTTCAAAAATTGCAGATGCCGTTGGTATTGAGGATTCTTATTTTAAAATTCCTAATATTACAACTACTGTAAGAGATGCATTAACTGGAGTTGTTGGTATGTTGATTTACAATACCACTCTTGGTATAATGCAACAATATAATGCACAAGGATGGGCTTCAATAGATTCTCCTCCTACAGTTTCCTCACTAAATTATCCCGGCGATGATACTGCATTGGATACTGTTGGTGAATTTAATCTTACTTGTACTACCCAGAGTAGCACTACAGTATTAGCTTCATCTACAACTGGAATAGTAGTAGGACAGGTAGTTAAGGGAACAGGTATTTCTACTGTTAGCAATCTTACTTGTGGTCTTGCTAATGCTGATGCAACAGTTACAGTTGCAGGATCAACTACTGGACTTGTAGTTGGAATGACAGTAGCTGAATTTACAGGTGTTCCAGCGGGAGCAACTATTTTATCAATTATAACTAATACATCTTTTGAACTTTCTGCCGTTGCAACTGCAACAAATGCCTCTGCGGTTTTATCATTTAATATTACTGTTGGTACTGCTGGTACAACCTATACAACAACTGGCCCAACTATTACACTTATTGGCGGCACACAACCTGCGGCAGATTCAGTTTACATTCAAAAAACTTCAGATGCTACAGCAGGAGGTTCAGGCGAAATACAATATAACGGCGGAACAACCCATGTAGCAGGAACAGAAGAATCAATAGCATTCTATGTATTTCCAGGATCAAGTGCAACTTCGGCGGCGTTAGGTGCCGCATCAGTACCAGTTGCATTAAATGCAGACGGAATAACACCAACTGCTGACAAGGTAATTCATGCATCAAGTGCTCCAACCGCAGTAGCGACCAATGGTACTTATTGGTATGATACTACTCTTGCATTAGACATATACAAAAAAGCATCCGGTGCATGGCAAAAACAAGCAGTTTCTAAATATGGAACAACTGCTCCGGCTAGCCCTAGCGATGGTGATGTATGGGTAGACACTAATGATTTAGATAATTATCCTGTTATAAAAGTTTATGATAGTGCAAATGCAATATGGACTACAAAAGATAATACAGATCAATCCACTGCTGATGGAGTAGTGTTTGCAGATTTAACACCAGATACTGGTGTTTCAGCAGGTAGTAGCCCTGTTAATTTTTATAGTGGATATCCAAATCCAGCAATTTATCCAGATGGTATTTTTGCTGTTAATGGAGCAAGAAGTTCTTATCATATACGAAAATATGATGAAAATGCAACATTATCAACAAGTGCCGCGGCGGCATGGAAATGGGTAACAGCCGCAGGTAATAAAGCAAATGGTGCTGGATTATATGGCAGAAAAAGTCAAAGAAAAGTTGTTACTACAGCAATGCAAGCCGCACTAACCTCATGTATAGCAATAAGAGAAGAGTCATATACATTTTCAATTATTGCATCTCCAGGTTATCCTGAGTTAGCAGATGAAATGAATACATTAGCAACAGATAGAAAAAATACAGCATTTGTTGTTATTGATCCTCCTTTCAGACTTGCAACATCAGGTGTAGCAAATTGGATGTTAGGTACAAGTACTACAGAAAACGGTGAAGATGGATTAGTAAGTAAAACAGCATATTCTGCTGTTTATTATCCTAGTGCATATACTACCGATTTAGATGGTAATACTGTAACATGCCCAGCATCACATATTGCATTAAGAACATTTGCATATAATGATGATATTGCGTATCCATGGTTTGCTCCGGCAGGCTTAACACGTGGTGTCATTGCTAATGCTACTAATATTGGTTACTTAGATTCAGAAGATGAGTTTGTACCAGTGGCATTGAGTGGTGGTGACCGAGATACATTGTATCAAAACAAAGTAAACCCATTAGCAAACTTTCCGGGACAAGGAATATTTGTTTATGGACAAAAAACATTAAATCCGACATCATCGGCATTAGATAGAGTAAACGTAGCAAGGTTAATTATTTATTTGAGAGAACGGTTAGATGTACTAGCAAGACCGTTTGTGTTTGAACCAAATGACGAACTTACAAGAGCTAATGCAAAATGTGCTGTTGAAAGATTCTTATCAGACATTTTAGCAAAACGAGGTCTGTACGACTTTGCAGTTGTTTGTGACGGTACAAACAATACTCCTGCAAGAATTGATAAAAATGAAATGTGGATTGATGTTGCAATTGAACCAACAAAAGCCGCAGAATTTATATACATTCCAATACGGGTTGTTAACACAGGCGACGTTTCAGCAACAAGCTGATTTTCTACCTCCTTAAAGAAAAGGGTCATTAAAGTTAATGGCCCTTTTTTCCTTGGTTAAAAAATCTAGACAATATGATAAATAATGTTAAGCTCAAAACACTTTAGGAGTAGTCGATGGCTAATTTAAATAAGTTTGGTGTACCGCTTTCTGGTAACACAAGTGCAGTTTTAATGCCAAAACTCGCGTATAGGTTTAGGGTAACCTTTACAGGATTAGGCGGAACTGGTACGGATACAAAAGCATTGACACGTGAAATTATAAGTGTAGGGCGTCCACAATTAACTCACGATGAAATTCAAATTGATGTTTATAACTCTAGAATATATTTAGCAGGTAAACATACTTGGGAACCAATTACA